GTACATCAGCAGTGTATACAGAAACTGGGTCTGGATCTGTTGGTTCATCATTTTGAGATGTTCCACCAGCAAAGTTAAACGATGACTTTACTTTTTTCATTAGTGTATCTATAAAAGTATCCTGTGATGAGTCATCTTTATCGTTACCAGTATTTGGATTAGAACCTAAACCTGGACCTTTATATCCTGGATCATCTATAGAACCACCACCTACTGGGTCATAACCTCCAGTGTTTCTATTAGGTGGCTTTGGTTTTGACTTCTTTGGTGGCTTGTAAGTGTCATATATACTACCACGACCGGGTTCAAAAGTCATACTATTTCTAGATGGTTTTGGTTTTGACTTGCTTGGCGGTTTGTAACTGCTATATATACTACCACGACCGGGTTCAAATGTTTGTCTAGGATTGTATGTCATTCTATTTATATCCTACCTATTAGAAATACTTCAAAAATACTTTATCGACTGCTGCTGCTCCTATAGTAGCTAGGAACTTAGAGCCAGCTTTGGATAAGAAGCTACCACCTTCAGCAGCTTTATTAGCAGAAATATTAGCTATCATAACGTTTGCATCTCTTTCTGCTGCGTTATCTGCTGACTTCCAAGCCCAAGCTAACATGTCACGTTCACGCTGTACTACTGAATTGTATGCAGCCATAGTTAAGTTATTAGCGGCAAGGGCAGCATCACGATTAGATTGATTTATAGCAGCATTACTTGCTGTAGTTACAGACTGCGCCCACTGAGCGTTTGCCTGTGCAACAACTAAGTGGTTCTTAGCATTAAACTCATCACGTGCATTACCTTGTTGAGCGTTAAATCTAGACTGTGCATTAGACTCACCTGCATTGAAACGATCCATAGCACTCTTTTGTTCTACGTTAAAGCGAGAAACATCTGTGCTAAGATTAGCCATAAACTGATCTGTTTGCATTTGGGAAGTAGCATTAAACTGTCTAGCTGCATTCTCTGCAGAAGTATCACTTAGTAGAGCCGAAACTCTTTGTTGTGCTTTGAACAAGGATGTCTGCTGATCGTTGTCTAAGTTAGCCATATCCATTTCTAAGAAAGATTGAGCATTTACAACTTGAGCCTGTTGTCTGCTGTTTAGATTAGTCATGTCCATCTGCGACATTGCTGCAGCATCTGATAATACTTTGGCACTTCTAGCATCTAGGTTAGCTAGGTTAACTGTGTTAGCCATACGAGCATTCTCTAGGGCAACTTGCTGTTCAGCAGTAAAGTTTAAGTTTGCTACTTCAGAAATCCTAGCTGCATTCCTTACTTTAGTTTGGAAGTTCTGATCAAACTCCATACCTAAAAACTTAGCTCGTTGCTCTGCTTTAGCCATAGCCATCTGTTGCTTATTAGCTGCATCCATCTGAGCTATAGGTAATGCTGCTTCCATAGCCGCCTGTACTGTAGCCATACCTGCTATAGATGATGCCCCTAATCCACGTGCAGCCATATTTGCTGTAGCTGTTCTCATAGCTCCTGCAGCCCAAGAAGGTGTGTTGCCTCCTTGAAAGTCTTTCATCAAGTCAGATAATTCATCTCTTACTGTAGCTGCTTCTGATTTATCTAGTGTAGCTTCTGCTTGGTTCATGTCTACAGCAGATCCAGAAACTAACTGATTAGGTGTAGCCTGTAGTGCAGAAGGTGCTTGTACCTGTGCTGCTTGAGCTTGTGCTTGCTGTAGTTGTAATGCTGCTAACTGAGTAGGATCTCCTTGTGCAGCTTGTACTTGTGCTTGTTGGCTAACCTGTCCTTGTGCGCCCTGTACTCCTGACAAAGCTTGTGTTATACCCGGAGCAGCACCTGCAGCTTGCATCTGTTGTGCTGTTAATGCAGTAGGTTGTGCTACCGTACCAACAGGACCAGCCTGTGAAGTACCTGCTTGGTTTACTGCACCTGCCTGACCTGTGTTGGTTGCTATATTTGTGCCTGTACCTGTACTAGCTACAACACCAGCTTTGGTTGCTACCTTAGTAGGGTCAGATGTTATTGCACCAGTCATCTTACTACCAGCAGATGTTTTCTTAGTAGAGTCTACTACTACGCCGTTAGTTGCACCGTTAGTTGGTTGTCCTGGTATTGTTGGGGAGGGTCTGGGTGTTACTACTTGCGCTGGACGATCGTCACCCGGAGAAGCACCACCTCTAATAGCTTGACTTAAAGTAATATTACCAGCCCTAGCAGATGCTACTCTATCAGCTAGAGAACCACCGAGAGCCATATTTACTGGTTTACCTTCAACCATCTGCCTAGCTGCCATAGTGTACTTACCCATCTGTGCTGCTGCTGCAGGGTTAGCTGCTAAGAATAAGTTAATAGATTTTGTATCTGTTGGACCATCATAACCCAGTGCTGGGAGTATCTTCTTTTCAAATGTTTCAGGCTTAAACCCTGCAAATCTTTTAGCCATATTATTATTTCCCTATTTGCATCCAAAGTGATGCGGCAATGAATGTTATTACTGCTACAGTTGACATCTTGACCATAGTTGACCACACACCTTTACGTGTGTCACGCCATGCCTCTAGTAGGTTACGCATTTCTGTTATGTCTTTACGAGCATCATCATCGTGCAAGCCTACTTCACGTAGTGCCATCTTAGCACCACGCTTTGCTGCACGATCTAGCATAGCTTCTAGTTCTTCTGGAGTAATATTAGACATATGTTTTACTGGGTGTTTTGTAAAGAGTTGCCACTTGGTATAAGCAGCAACTCTTGGGTAGAATTATTCTTCTACGATTTCAGCTTCTTCTACTTCGCTTTCTACAGACGCTGCAAGCATATTAACAAATGCATCACGTCCTACTCTTAGCTGATCCATGTTAAATGCAGAGCTTGCTAGTTTACGATTTAGATCTGCAAGATGGTTGACCATTGTTTTTTGATCATCAGTTAAGTCTTCAACGAAGTATTCTTTGTCGTTGATAGTGATGGGGGTTTTTTCGTTTTTACCCATTACGTATCTCCTTTTCTAGAGTTTAAAGTTATGCACTTATGTGCTTGGTTAATATAACAGACTTACTTAAAATCTGCAATAGCTTTATCTACAGCAGTCATACTTTCTGAAGTCCAGTAAGTCTTGGCTTTCATCAGTTCTAAATGCTCTACATTAATAGCTTTGGCTTTAGTCCAATGTTCTTCTGACATAAAACTAGGTTTACCTGCGTTTAACATGTCAACACTGTCACCCATTGCTTTGTAGTGCTTTGCTATTTGTTCTTTACTTGGTGTATCAGTCATTTCTTTCTCCTTTTCTGACTAATATATTATGCTTTCTCTAAAGCAATAATACGTGCTTCTAACGCATCATTCTTTGCAGACAATTCTTGCACTGCTTTTACTAAATAAGGCACAAGATTCTGGGCTATAACCTTAACATCTTCACCACCTGTTAACTCACGAATATCTGATGCAACCGAAGATTCCGTATGAACTTGATCTGGTAAAACAGTTTCGTATTCTTGAGCGATAAAACCAATATCATGTTTTTTGTCTTTAATCTTATAATCAAACTCAACGGGTCTTAAAGCAGAGATAGTTGCTAATCCAGTTTTTAAGTCTGTGATGTTTTCTTTTATGCGTCTATCCGATGTTGTAGACCATGAAGCCGAATTGTTTATTTGATACCAACCATAACTACCGCCTTGATGTGCTTTTGGTTGACCTGCTCCATCCGATAAAATAATATAATTGGTTCCTGTACGAATATCTGTGCTATATTGGTTACCGTTAAATCGACCCAAGATGGTATTACTATGACCACTGGTCACTAAATAACCTGCTTGTTCACCTATAAATGTATTATTACCCCCAGTTGTCGAGTACCCAGCCAATCTACCAATAGCAGTACAGAATACTGCTGTCGAAATACTAGCCATAGCACCTGACCCTACAGCAGTGTTGTTATAACCTGTTGTAACTGAGCCAAGAGCAGAGGCTTGAAATGTAGCCCCACCACCAACACCAACGTTGCTATATCCTGTTGTACAAACATCAAGTACGGAATATCCAACAGCAGTGTTGTCTGTACCAGTGGTCTGACCAGCTAATGCAGCATTTCCACATGCCGTGTTGTATGAAGAAGTAGTGCTAGAACCTAGTGCAGTGCCTCCTATTGCTGTATTAGCGTGACCTGTTGTATTGGCATCAAGTGTGGTATGACCGACAGCAGTATTTTCTTGACCTGTAGTGTTAGATCCCATAGATCCAATACCAACAGCAACATTATAGCCACCAGTTGTAGTAGCATACATTGCATCATTACCTACGGCTACGTTATTTATAGCTGTTGTAGCAGTAGCCATTGAATCTTTACCGATAGTTACAACTCCACTACCCGAAGTATTATTCTTTGCAGCACTATGACCTATAGCAGTTATACCATTGCCAGTATTGTCTTCTAATGCATAAGCCCCAATAGCAGTATTTGCATTAGCACAATTAGAACTCAACGCAGCAATACCTATAGCAACATTTTCAACTCCATCGTCAGTACCATCTCCTGCAAGCGCACCCAGAAATGTGTTATAGTAACCTGTTGTTATGCTACTTCCTGTTCCATACCCAAGGCCAGTGTTATACATATTATTAACACTACCACTTGGTGCATTCTGACTTTGAAAAGAAGCATATCCAACAACAGTATTACGAGAACCAACGTCATCAGCACCTAATGCAGCCTGATCAATAGCAACATTCAATTCACCAATAGTTAAAGCATCTCCTGCGACACTACCTAGGATAGTGTTTCCTGTACCAGTTGTGACTTCTAACCCTGCGTTATAACCTAATGCAGTGTTATGTTTATCATTTGCACCTGATGAACTTTGATTAGCTAAAGCTGCTCTACCAATAGCAGTTGATGTACTGCCTCGTGTATCTGTGCTTAATGATAACCATCCTACCGCTGTATTTCCACCACCATCAGTAAGGGCATCACCTGCCTGACTACCTATAAGAGTGTTTTGTATGCCTGTTGTTATTGCTGTTCCTGCAATATAACCAACAGCAGTGTTGTGGGAGTCTGTCGCTGAAGAAAAGTTTTGAGTGCCTAAAGCTGCTCTACCAACAGCTACGGACTTACTTCCTAAAGTATCTGTTCCTAAAGCTCCCTGTCCAACAGCAATGTTGTCATCGGCATCAGTAAGAGCATCACCTGCTAGGCCACCTATAAGAGTATTTCTAAGCCCAGTAGTCATTGCTGCACCTGCTTCATTACCCACAGCTACATTATAACTTTCAAGATTACTGCCTACATTAAGGGTTGCTAACGCATTATAACCAATAGCAACTGCTGATCTACCTGTTGTTTCTGTGCTTAAAGCTCCTGTGCCTAAAGCTGTATGACGTATTCCTGCTGTAACAGCATCTCCTGCAAAAGCACCTATTACAGTGTTATTAACACCTGTATTAATAGATAAACCTGCATCTACACCTACAGCGGTATTGTAACCCTGCGCTCCTGCATTTAGATCTTTTAATGCCCTATAACCTATAGCTGTATTGTTACCATTACCGTCTTCTGTAGACAGTGCTTCATAACCTATGGCTACATTGTTAGCTCCTGCTGTAATAGCATCACCTGCAAAAGCACCCATTATAGTATTCTTAACACCTGTGCTAACAGATAACCCTGCGTCTACACCTACAGCAGTATTATAACCCTCTGCACCTGCATCTAGAGTTTTTAATGCTCTATAGCCTATGGCGGTATTGTTACCATGAGCATCCTCAGTTGAGAGTGCTTCATAACCTATTGCAGTATTGTTAGCTCCTGCTGCTAAAGCATCACCTGCAAGAGCGCCTACTATAACATTCTTAACACCTGTAGTAACGGATAGTCCTGCATCATAACCTACTGCTACGTTTAGACCAGACGCACCTGCGTTCTGTGTTTTTAAGGCACGATAACCAATAGCTGTACTTTCACCATTACCATCTTCTGTAGCTAATGCTTCAAATCCTACAGCTACGTTGTTACCCCCTGCCGCAAGAGCAACCCCTGCAGACGCACCTACTATAACATTCTTAACACCAGTGGTAACTGCAGTACCTGCTTGGTAACCTACGGCTGTGTTTAAACCAGAAGCTCCTGCGTTTTGCATTTTAAGAGATTGATAACCAACAGCAGTACTTTCACCATGACCGTCTTCCGTCATAAGTGACTGAAAACCTATTGCTATGTTATTACTACCTGCGACAAGTGCAGCACCTGCTGAAGCACCCATAATAACATTATCTGTACCAGTAGTTATTTCAGTACCTGCATTATATCCAACTGCAGTGTTGTCATCTGAAGTAGTAGCAGCGTCTAAAGCAAAGCTACCTATTGCAGTATTTCTAAGACCTGTACTAACAGATAAACCTGCATCTACTCCAACAGCAGTATTGTAACCCTCTGCGCCAGCATCTAAATCTTTTAATGCTCTATAACCTATAGCGGTATTATTGCCGTGACCATCCTCAGTTGAGAGTGCTTCAAAACCTACAGCCGTATTGTTAGTTCCTGCTGCAAGGGCATCCCCTGCTGAAGCACCTACTATAACGTTTTTAACACCTACTGTAACAGCAGCACCTGCGTTATACCCAACTGCCACGTTTAAACCAGACGCACCAGCGTTTTGCATCTTTAATGCACGGTAACCAATAGCAGTACTTTCACCATGTCCATCTTCAGTCATAAGTGATTCAAAGCCTAACGCTACGTTAGCTGTACCTGTAGTTAAAGCTGTACCTGAATAAGCACCTATTACAGTATTGTCTGATGCTGTTGTGATTGCTGTACCTGCATCGTAACCAATGGCTACGTTATCATCTCCATCAGTAGCTGTGTCTAAAGCGTTAGCACCTATGGCAATGTTTCTTTTACCTGTGGTCATTGCTTCGGCTGCTTGATAACCTACCGCTACGTTAAATGAGTCTGCTGCTGCGTTAAGTGTTTTAAGAGCTTGATACCCTATAGCTGTGGCAGTACCATGACCGTCTTCTGTTTTTAAAGCTTCAAAGCCTACTGCAACATTACCTGCACCTGCTAAAAGAGCCACACCTGCAGAAGCACCAATAAGTGTATTCTGAACCCCTGTTGTTACTGCTGTACCAGCTTGATAACCTACAGCAACGTTTAAGCCAGATGCACCTGCATTCTGTGCCTTCAGTGCTTGGTATCCGATAGCAACAGTTTCACCATGACCATCCTCTGCTGACAAAGCTTCAAAGCCAATGGCTATGTTCTTACCACCAACAGTCAGTGCATCACCTGCAGATGAACCTATGGCAATGTTATGATCACCCTCTGTGAGTGCAGTTAGTGCAGCATTACCTAAAGCAACGTTATCTCCACCTGGACTTGTGCTATCTAAACTATCTAATGCCGTTAAACCAAATGCTATGTTTCTAGAACCATCAGGATAATTACCATTTAGTTTAATTGTAGCATCACTAGCACTAGCATCAGTAACATTTAACGCAGTTAAGTTAAGATCTCCTGTTAAATGAATATCTTTAAACTTTAAAGAGCTAGTACCTAAGTCCACGGTATTAGTTGTTTTTGGGCGTATAGCTGATGCAGTAATAACTACATCCTGTGACGGACCAAGAACCTCAATGGGCGCACCCTCTGCAGATGTACCATCGTGTGTGTGTCCTGAAGAATTGTTAAACGCTGCAACTACTGCGTCAAACTCACCGTCTAAGTCTGCTGCATTGATAACGTTACCGTCAGCAATGTTATTACCTGTATCGTTTCTGGTGTAACCTGTTCCCATGTCCGTTTACCTTCTTGTGTTTGTTCCGTATTCTAATGTTATAGCATCTAGTGAAAATGGTGGGTCTGTACTATCAGAAGTGAATTGTAAAGATACAACATACCCTGTTCCTATCATTTGTGATTCAAATAATGTTAGTAGCTTACTACTATATACTGCTGACGATCCAAAAGTAGTTGATCCAAAAAATGCAACTTGACCTGTTTGATTACTAAAATCTATCTTAGTAGGTTGTACACTATTCTTTTGGTCAAAGTCAAGCTTTAAAGATATGTCAAAAGACACACTACCTCGTGGATCTGTGTATAAGAGCATCTTGTAAAATGTCTTACGTACTCTAGGATCACTTATTGGCAAATAAGGTGTAGCAAAAGAAGTTTCTACATTACCACCATCAAAGCTACTTCCGTTTTCCATAGAGTATAAGTAGCCATCATCGTTAGAAAAAACTACAGTTTCTCTTCCTAAATAAAACCTACTGTCTGCTACGTGTGCGTTTATTCCTTGGACCTCTGCCCAAGCCATACCTTCTCCACCCTGCCCTGAGAACTGTGTACCCAGTATACCTTTGGAGCTTCGATTAGTTAAGTTAGTTTTGTATCCTAATATTCTGTATTGTGATTTTTTACGAATAACTACACTTGTAAAAGAAGTGTGTGATGAAATAAAAGATGTAGCCTCTTCTTGTATAGGTTTAGATACAACAGATAAACCAAAATCTCCCAATCTTTCTGTAGCACTTAAAAGCCTCAAACCATCAGGAGCAAGAAACATTACATCTCCACCAATCTCCTGCATAGTATCTTCATCTATACAACCTATGTCAGTTGTAATGGGTTGTAACTGAAAGTCAGATACAGTGTTACCTACTAATCTTTGGATACTAGATTCAGTAAATATTATAAGTTGTTCTCTAAATACAATAAGTCCTGTAACTTCATTACCTACATTTATTGTACCTGCACCATTTGCTGCTGTAAAGTCATTGTCTGTATAAGGTGCAGTAAAAGCTATGTTAGAACCTTTAGCAAATAGTAACTGGTTCTTAAAGCTAACAACAAACTTTGCTCCTACTACATCATTTGGGGCATCATTAAGATCTGTAAAAGATGTTCTATCATATAGAGCAGGAGTATTAACTCCATCTACTATAGCTATTTTTTCAGTACCACTATAGTTATATCTAGAAAACCTAGTTTTACTAGCACTTTCTCTTGACGTACTTAAAAAAGTTATTACAGCATTATCTGCAGGAGAACTAGCTAATGCAGGTGCTATTGTAAGGGTTGAGCCACCTGAAGAAACTGAAGGAGTAGAAGTTATAGCATATATTTTATCTGTAGTAATACTAAATGTCAACGCTACATCATTTGCTACTGATTGTGCTGCTGATAATACTAGATTATTTTGGTTTGACAAACTGGCTACAGTCACTCCATCTGGAATACCGTCACCAGATACAGTCATACCTGCCACGATAGTTCCAACGTTACCATCTACAACAAGTGCAGTTGTACTGGATGTAGCTCCATTTACTACTGCTGTTGGTCCTGCAGCAGCTATCTTAAAAACATCACCTATTTGAGGAGTACTTGTAAGACCATCTATTGCAAGGCTTGTACCTGTTTGTGATGCACCATTTACCAGTACACTTGTTCCGTAAGAAGGTACGTTTATTAATGTATAACCATTTCCCGATGTTCTAAAAAGACTTTGATTTTTTGCAACTATTACTTGGTCTACAAATACACCTACACCTAATGTTAGATGTTTATTTGTAGTACTGACAAACTCTACCGTTTGTCCATTAGAAGGAGGATCAAGAAGACTAGAAGTTAAAGTTAAAGCAGCAGATTTATTTGTACTATTAAAGCTAACACCACCAGTTGCAATAGTATAAACTTTAAAGAATGTTAAGTCAACATCATCTGTTAGTGTTTGTGCAGAAGACAATACAATGTTATTCTGATTTGTAACTGAGGCTATGGTTACTGTTCCAGAAATACCAGTGCCTGTAACTTCCATACCTGCAGCAAGAGTTCCAACGTTTGTATCTAATACAAGTGCAGTAGCATTACTAATAGCACCATTCACAGAGGCTGTAGCATGTATTATTTTTAATGTGTCTCCTGTTACTGGAGCTTTACGTATATTAGCTATATTTAAAGTTGTACCACTTTGACCTGCGCCTGTAACAACAGGAGCGCCATACGGAGGTATGATATTGTCATCGTATTTAGAGTATCCTTCTATTCTACGATAGCCACCTTCTATTGATGGTTCAAAGTTTTTTAGCACTCTTGCAGAACCGGGCATGTTAATACCTTGTTGCAAAGGACTCATATTACTTAAAAGACCACCACGAAACTCTATAGGGTATGTTTCACGAGTTGTTGGCATATATTAAAGCGCTCTCACAGAAGTTGTATTAATGTTTCTAACAGTGGATCTTATGTAGTCATAACGATTTATGTACAAACTTCTCATTTGTTTTATCTCTTGCTCAAATCTACTCTGCATCATATTGGACTCTTGAGACTCACCTCTAAACATATAAGCAAAATACATAGCGCCATTCACAATTACATATCTAAACTGTTCTGGTACACTAGGTACATCCGTATCATTGATTAGGTCAACAGGTAATCTATAATACTCATAAACTACTTCATAGTTTTGATCTGGTGGATTAACTAAACCAAACTCTTGGCTTGGCGCTCTGAATACTCGACTAGGTAAACCTCTTACACTTGTAGACGTAGCATACTCTACATTAATATAATTGTCTAAATAATCTTCGTATGTAAGTTCTTTTAGTTTTACTGTTGAATTACCAAGTGTGTCGTTTTGTTTTATTCTAAATGTGTTAAAGTTTATAGTCTTTGCATCTGCAGGATAAGCATATCTAATGATACCTGCTGTTAATGTTTCTGTCTCTTCAATATGATTAAAAGGCCACTCAAACTCATGCTGATTTATGTATCGTACAGATGCGTTTACAGCATCTTTAATCATAGAATACTCACCTTTAGCAGTAAGGAAGTTTGCACTAGTTCCTGTGCCGCCTACAAGCTCTACTTCGTTAAGTCTACGATTTACGTCATTTACCAGACCAATAAAATCATAAGCCATATTAACGTTCCTTCAATCGTAATCTAATACTTCTTTCAGCAGTGCTTCCTGTAGTGTCTGTCATCTGACAAAAGAAAGTATACTCTACATTATTTTGACCGCTGCCTATATTTATAGTTGCAACAGTATTAGTATTTGTCTGAGCAACATTTTGTAGGTCATCAGTAGTAGCATTGCTAGAAGCTGCTGTTAAAGTTTGACCTGCTGATATTTGTGTTTTTGTATTAAATAAAGTAGATTTAACAAACCACTTAACACTGTTTATTGTTGCAGTATCAAGAAACCTTGACCAATCTACACTATAATCCAATGTTTCATCTGGGTCTTTACTAGGCCAACGAAAACTCATTTATTAATCCTCATTTGCGTAAACAACACGATCTCTTGATGTAGGTTTACGGTTCATATATACCATTCTAAGTTCTGCTGGTACTAGTGCTTTTCTTGCACCAGATACAGGACCGTTTATTATACTTACTGCTACTGCAGTTAAAGCAGTTGTAGCAAAAACACTTAATAAACTTTCACCTGCATTGGCAGATAGTGTACCAATAGAACCTGTGGATGTTACACCAGTTATTACTTTAGTAGGCATTATGCTGCTCTGGGTGGTATGATTGCTGCTCTTCTACGACTATAAAGATGTGCAACTGCTGTGTAGTCGAACTGTACTGCTGTTATGTTTGGTTCTGTTGCTATACCTGTCATGGCAACTGAAGTCAAACCTGCACTTGTGCTAAGTGATACTCCTGCAGGGTTTATAATACATGTAGCAAAAACGCTACTAAGTGCTTCTGTAGGATTCTCTTCTAGCTCATTTACTTCGCCAGTAGCAGATACACCTGTTAGTGTTAAAGAGGAGTCTGCGTGTGGTACAATAGTACCTAATGCGCTTGTGGCTGAAACACTCAGTAAGTTCTCATCTACTTGTGCTTCTATTGTTCCTATTGCACCAGTAGCAGATACACTGCCTAGTCTTTCAGATATGTCAATCTCAAAGCCACCAGCAGATACTGCTTCTATAGAACCTGTTAGTGCGCTCTGTGTTACAGGAATACGATTTACACTTTTTACCGTCAGTGCTGAAACGTCTAGTGTAAATGTACCAACAACACCAGTAATATTTGGTGCTAGATTAACCTGTACTGAGGCAACAGCGCCACTTGCAGAAACACTTAGTAGAGCTTCACTTGTCTTAGGCTCTACTGTTCCTAATGCACTTGTTCCAGCTACTCCTGTTAGAGTAAATGAAACATCTTGAAGTCCAAATGAAGAACCTCCGTATACACCTGTTCCATATAGTGCTGAACCTGCTACAATAGCCATAGGTTACCTCTTAGGCGATACGTATTACTGCAGTACTTGCACCTGCTGCTGGAAACTCAATAGTTAAATCACCTGCTGTAGCACTAACTGTACCACCAAAGTCAATCACACAAATAGCTTTGTTAGAAGCTGAAGAGTTATATAAAATACAACCTGCTGCTGAAGTTGTTACGTTAGCAAATACTTCATCTGCAAAGTCTACATGAGCAGTTGTACCAGATACTGCAATAGCAGCACTATCTAAGTTTTGTCCACCTGCAGTGTAGTTTGTACCACTTGCTTCGTCAGAGTTACCTGTGACATCTGAATAGTTTGTTGTTGCTGCACCATATGTACCAGACATAGATGCTTTAATTAATGCAAGTTTTATCGTGTGGGTGTCCAGATCGTGAGTACCACCAAGAAGCTCAGACTTAAAACTTGTACACATTGCTGTTGTTATAGCCATGTAAATATCCTCAAAGATTTAAATGTACAAAGAGGCCAGCATTAAGCCAGCCTCTAAGTTTAACTTGATTAAGCAACGTTGTAGATAGCTGACACCAATGCTTCTGGGCGTAGAATCTTACGTCCATAAAGGTGCATACCACGTACAATGTCTGCGAAAGAATCAGGATCTCTGTAGTTCTCAACTTTGTTGATCTGCTCTGCAGATGCTACAGCTTCTTCCTGTCCACCTAAGATCACACCGTAGTGTGCGTCTTGCGCTAGTGCGCCAGCATGTGTTGGACCGTTACCTTTGGCAGGTAAGTTGTTAGATACGTACATTTTGAAACCATGTATGTTTCCTGCAACCAATCCATTTTGTAGACCTGCTCCACCGAAGTCTGCATTGAGAAGACGTGAATCTTCGTCTTTTAGCAGTTCCATGAATACTGGATCAACAATCACGTAACGTCCACGTGAATCCACATTTGCTACATCCATTGTACGTGCCATACGTGCGATGACTGTCAATGGAGATATAGTAGCTGATGATAGTGCTGTAGCTCCAGGCAAACGTGTTGCTAGTGGGATTGAGTCACCAGTAGCGTATGCTGTTGATGCAGCGTCTGCTGAACCTAGTGCGCCCATGTCAGTAGCATCTAATTGGTTAGCTTTCAAAAACTCACCGTTAATGTTACCTGCTGTTGGGTGCTGTGCGTCACCTGAAGTTGAAGTGATTAACGCACCTGCTGCTGTGTAACCTGACATGTAAGATAGAACGTCAGCATCAATAGCGTCAGCCATTTCGTATGCTGCTTTGTCTGCAGCTAGGCTTACGAAGTCAACATGTGAGAACTGCTCTTCAATGTCATCCATTTTAAAAGCAAAGTAGTTAGCTTTGTCAACGGTTAACGAGAAGTCAGTGTCTGCTAACTTTTGTACAGTTATACCTGTGTGACGCTGTAATGCGGTTACAGTTACGTCTGGTTCTTTTTGGATGCGTACAACATCCCCTTGATTTGCAATGTCACCAAAGTATGTGTTGTTGGTGATTGCGCTTATAACAGACGATTTGCGTAATGCAATCTGTGCCTGTTTTGCGTACATAATGGGGCTAAAGTTATTTGTAAAACCCCCACCTGCGGTTCCTATAGCCATAGTTAAATCTCCTTATAGATATGGCGTTGAATTAACACTACATACCCACGATGAAGAGGCTCTTTGTTTTAGGGTGGTCAGCTATGCTTTGAGAATGCGCTTTCTCTATGCGCTGGGCCTATACTTAGAGGTAGTTCTTTTGTGTGGCTAGTGCTTGATTAAGCATACACACTTTAGTTGTTGTGTATATGCTATAGTTTTATCTACAATAGTTTGTTTGTCAACTACTTTCTTGACATATCGTAAATAAATCTTCCGTTACGTTGAGCATCAAGTATTTCTTCTTGACGCTTTTCATATTCTTTCATACTCATAGCATCTACTTCTGATTCACGTATATACTTAGAAGTATCATCTGTGTCAGGTATGCTACTACCTTTTGTTTTTACAGAAGATGCTGCTGCTTTATCTGAAGAGTTACCTCTTTTAGATTTAGTGCTAATGCCTTTGTCTGTCTTATAAAGATCAATTACACGTGATACAGACTTTGCATCATCTACGTTTTCATACAAAGCATCTTGTACCCACTTAGGTTGTTCTTCTGCCCAGCTATGAAATGTATCATCTGAACGTATTTGCTCAAAGTCAGGATGCATAGTAGATAATTCAGCTTCTGCTTTTTCTCGTTTAGCAGTAACACGTAACTCTTCAAACTCAGCCATACGTGCTTCAAGATCTTTAGCTGTAGCCTTAGACTTCTTGTCAGCGATAGCCTCAACAATACCTGCTATGTCAGGGTACTGCTTAGACCAAGCTTCAAGCTCTTCATCACTTTTTGGTAATACAAGTTCTTGCTTCGCTGCTTTATCTAGCTGTGATTGTAATGCTTCTAGTCTTGCATTGAACTCTTCTTCTTTTTTCTGTGAGTGTCTACGTAAATCACCGTAACGCTTCTTAAAGTTTTTCTCTTCAGCGCCTAGCTCAGTGTCATCTTCTTGTGCTTCTGCTTTGGGTTTTTCTTTTTGTTTGGTATCACCTTCTGCCTGTACTGTTTCAGCTTCAGGCTTTTCGCCACTGGGTTTATCTTCAGTACTTTCCTCATCTGTAATACCTAATGCTTCTTTCTTCAGAGCTAGTAGTTCTTCTTCTTCTTTCTTAATACGTTCTTCATTAGAAAGATACCCACTTCTACCTATTACTACTCTTGGTATTTCAGGTTTAACTGCTAGATTTCTAGTTGATGTTTCAGCCATTTGTTTTCTCCTTATGTTGGGGTCAGCCGAAGCTGAGTGGCCTTATAGTTATTTGGATTTATTTTTT